CAGCGTTCAGACCGTGGATTGCCTTGAGGTCCTGTGCGAGTTCCAAGGAGTACTCGGCTTTCAGTGCTCTAGACTTTGCAGTAACGGTGACTTTCTCGATCGAGAATGCCATCTGGTTGAAGGCATTACCTCCAGTACCATCCAGACCTTCTGCGTCGTCGGTACGCATACCCTGACCGACATCATATGCGGTGGAGGTTGCAGAACCAACTGGGTTCAGGATTGAAGGGTTAGAACCAGACTGACTGGTAGTACCCATACCAGCGGCAACATCGGAGAAACCGTTGGTGAGGTCGTTACCTGCATCCTGACCAGAGAATGCGGTATCGGGTTCGTTGAAGAATGCTTCGGTGCCGCTCTGGTTGGTGTAACGGGAACGCATCGCGAAGATGAGTCCAGTAGGACCAGACATTGGCTGAACGCCTGCGAGGTCATAAGCGACCAAGTTAGGCATAGAGCGTCTGATCAGAGAGATCAGAACGGGGTCGAAACCTGCGGTAGGACCTGCAGCAGCAGAGGATCCAGTGAAACCACCATCGCCAACAGCGTTGGTAGGTGCTTCGTTAAGCATTCCGCTTTCAGAGAAAGCAGACTGCTCACGCATGAATTTTTCTTGGTTTTCGAGCAGGACAGCGGTGACGGCTCTTCTATGAGGATCAGAGATCTTGTCGCAACCTTCGTGGTTGAGAAGAGGTGCCCACTTTTCCTGCAGATGCTCGGATTGGAACATTTGCTTTACCTATTAAAAGTGTTTACGGTTTTGTTTGAATTATATTAAATTCAATTATTTGCTAAAGGAACCCAGGGTTCTGAGGTATGCGTCCATGGAACCAGTATATGATTCGGTAGAAACATCTACTCCCTCAGAGAGGGTCTCGGTTTTAGCAGAGGAAGACTGTGGCTTAGAGGAGAAATATGACTCCTTAAGGGTCTCCAGCTTTTCACGATATTCTTCTTCACTTTCAAACTCAACACTTTCGGAAAGTGAGGCGAGTTTCTCCTTCTGGGTCGTTGCGAGACCTTCGGATACTTGAGTAAGAATTGAATCTGCAGAAGACTCAGCGAGTCTCTTATTCAGACCAATGTTCTTCTCAATTTGCTCATTGAGTTTTGTCTCCATATCATCAAGTTTTTCTACCATGCTCTCAAGCACATCGTATTTATCTTCAGGGATTGTTACATAATGTTCTTCAAAAAGTGACTTCATTCCGCCAAGGAATGATTCGGTCATTTCAGTCTTAAGACCTTGCTCGATGGCGAGTTCGTTTTCGTTAACCCACTCATCTGCAACATACTCAAGGTAGGAATCAACTCTTTCCTTGAGTTCTTCGGTTGCTTCGACCAGACGGTCAGCCAGTTGTTCTTGATACTGTGCTTCCAGTGCTTCCTTAACTTCAGCAACCTTAGAGGTAATTGCTGCTTCAAAGATGGTTTTTGCTTTTGCTTTGAAGTCTTCGGAGAGATCTTCGCCACCAAGCAGAGCGTTGACATCTTCTTCGATGTCATACTCAGCAACGGTTTCGGTCTCTTCTTCTGCTACTACTTCTTCAGTAGCAACTTCTTCTTCCTCGATTACTGCTTCAGTATCGAGTTGCTCTTCTTCTTTCATACCCTTCATCGGATCTGCTGCTTTAGCACCTTTGTTTACTACGTCCTTAACTTGCTTAAGGGTTCCACCAGGTGTCTTCAGCTTTGCTGAATCATCATCGGGCTTATAGTTCTCGGGGGTAGGACCGCCGAGATCTTCGTAGGAACCTGCGACTGAAGTATCCATTGCGTCTGCTGGCTTAGCGCCTGCATTAACAGCAGTTTTGGATTGCTTTGTGCCTACTTCCATTTCTTGTAAATTAGTATCACGCGACATTTGAACTCTCCGTGTAACCTCTGAATTAATCTATATTTATTTATAAATTTATAAATTAGAAAGAAACTGATTAAATAAGTCTAACTTATGTTCATCAAGTGCTTTTTGATCAACAAGAGTGTTGATCTGCTTATAAGTTTTTTCTGCAAGTCTTTCACGAAGGATTCCGCCTTCCCAGACCCACTCTTTTCCTTCCATAATGCCTTCAACGAAAGCATCAGGTGCAGAAGGATCTGCTACAATATCAGCAGCAGTTGCAAGCATAAAGTCATCACTTACAACATTAACACCTTCACGGGTCATTTTTAATGAACCAATACCGCGAGAAGAAACACCGAGTTTAACTCCTTCGCCAATAAGATCCTGAGCAATTCTGCCCATTGGTGTATTCAAAACTTTTGCTTTACCAATGAAGTTAGAACCACTCTCTTTAAGAGAAACGATCTTATGGGAAACACGGTCAAGGTTTACAGTTGGACCTTCGGGGTGACCCAGTTCGCCAAGTGCTCTACCTGCTTGAACGTGATTCTCATTATAACGAGCAACTTCTTTACGAAGAGTTTCCATTGGATACATACGACCATTACGGTTCTTAATGTCTCCCTGAAGGAAAATACCTTCGATAAACATAGATTTTTTACCGCCTTTTTGTTCGACGATAACCTCTACGGTTTCTATTTCTTCTCTAATAAGTTTCATCAGGCTGCTCCGCTAATTTGTACTTGTTGTGTATGAAGTGTTCCAGCGCCAGCATCAGTAATTGCTGCAACTTTAATTGAGTTTCTCAATGATGCATCAGGATCGCTAAATGCGGTTGCGATACCAGATGTATCTGTTCCAACTGTAATTCTGGTTGAGAAATATCCGTCAACACTTGCACTAGTAGAAACTGCGGTTACAGGTTTATGAGTGAAATCATAATAATCTTGTCCGCCATTATCTGAAGTTACTAAAGAAACATAGTCTCCAACTACAAATGGAGATGCTTGACCTTCAGGGAAGTGAATAAACGTGGTTGCTCCACGAGTAACATCAACAACTTTTGCAGATCCGTTATTGATTGCAATGGTTGCCGTGGTTCCTGATGGTACAACATAATCATTTGTAGTTGCAGTCGGTTCGGTTCCAATTGCAACAAAGGCATTAGCACCTGCAGAAAAGATTCTAAGTGCTTGTGACTTTCCAATAAAAGCAGCAGATTTTGCTGACGTTGTTGACGTAGAAAACGAGACGCCAGACCCGACTGGTCTATGAGTCATTATTCTTATGATACATTTATTACTTATTTATTATTATTCTTCTTCCGAAGAATCTTCCTGCCCATCATTGAACATATCTGCTGCAATAACAGGTTTGATCATATCAATTCTCTCTGCAGACTTTGCAAAAAGAATCTCTTTGATCTTATCAGTCACTTGAGATGGACTCTCATCAGCGACAATCATATCCATTAATTCATCCATCGGTTTAAATTAGTAATTTGTTTTTATTTATCAGATTTCCCCACCTTCTGGTGGTTCAACTGAAGTTGCGTCAATTTCTGGTTCCATAACTGGAGCACCTAAGTCTCCACCACCTGCTACTGGTTGTCCAGTTGCAGGATCAATCTGCATTTCTGCTGGGTCAGGAATTACTCCTGCTTCGATTTCCTTTTCAATCAGTTCATCCTGCTCAATGATTTCTTGATCAGTCTGACGGAGGACCTTACGACGCAGATAGTCTTGAGAGAAATACTTACCGACATAAGGTTCTGCTTGCTGAACCATACTCAGTCTTTCGTTGAGAAGTTCTGCTTCTTTCAGTTCTGCGAAGTGGTTATCATACATGAAGTCATATTGAATATGCTCACTCATAACATCCCAATCTTCGGGAGTGATAACATTCTTAAGGATGAGTTGAGTCTTCAACATATCATTGAACATTGCAGAGAATCTCTTTCTCAAACGTCCAACGAACTTACTGAACTTAACTTCATCTCTCAAGATTTCAGAAGAACGACCAAGGTTGAAACCACCTTCTCCACCAATACGTGAAGTAGGAACATTCAGAGAACGATAAAGTTTTTCTTGGAAATACTTAATATCAGTAATCTCTCCAAGGTTCTGACCACCAGGAAGTGTAGAGATTTCAGTTCCTCTACCACCTTCCCTTCTAGGAAGCCAGAAGTCTTCGAGCATCGCCATGTGTTTTTTATCATCACGCATCTCACCAGTTGCGGAATCATAAACAAGTTTGTTACGATAACGCATCATAACATCACGCAGATATTGCTCTGCTTTTTGCTTAGGCAGATTACCAACGTCAATGTAGAAGATACGACGCTCAGGTGCTCTACTCAAACGGTAGATAACCAGAGAGTCTTCAATCATTCTCAACTGGTTGAGAGACTTGATTGCTTTATGAAGATAAGAAAGAGTCGATCCTTTATTTCTATCTACCAGACCAGAAGTGCAATATGTAATTGCATCTTTTGCAATTTTAATACCTTTATTACCACCAGTCATAGAACTGGGGTTGTTTGCTGGATATGTTGACTTTGGATTGTATACAAAATACTCTTCAATCTCAGGGAAATCATATTCCATGGGATTGTCGGATTGAATATTCGCCAAACGAGAGTCTTTATCTTTCTTCTTCATTTGACGAACATAACGAATCTTAAGTGCGTCAATATAACGAAGTTCTTGAATACCCTCTTGAGGATTTTTCAAATCGATAATTTTGTGGTAATATAAACGACCGTCAATA